CCAACCACGGGCCAAGTAGCCAAAAAGAAATGTAAGCTACGAGAATTATTAAAAGAGGCATATTGGAAAATTAATCTACCGAAGTAGCCATGTGCAGCTACTATATTATAAGTTTCCTCGTCCTGACCAAACTTGTAGCCATAGTTCTGTGAGATATCTTCCGTGGTCTCCCGAAGGATTGAGGAAGTAACAAGGCTTCCGTGCATAGCAGCAAACAAAGCACCGCCAAACACACCCGCAACTCCGAGCATATGAAAGGGGTGCATAAGGATGTTGTGTTCTGCTTGGAAGACAAACATAAAGTTGAATGTTCCACTGATACCTAGGGGCATGCCGTCAGAGAATGACCCCTGACCGAATGGGTAGACAAGAAAGACTGCAAGAGCTGCGGATAGTGGTGCAGTATATGCAACAAAGATCCATGGTCTCATGCCAAGTCTATATGATAGCTCCCATTGTCTGCCTGCATAAGCTGCTACACCTATGAGGAAATGAAAGACAATGAGTTGATATGGTCCGCCATTGTATAGCCACTCGTCCAAAGTGCCGGCTTCCCAGATCGGGTAAAAGTGCAGTCCTATTGCGTTGGAGCTTGGAACGACTGCTCCAGATATAATATTGTTTCCGTATAATAACGAGCCGGAAACAGGCTCACGTATGCCGTCTATGTCTACAGGCGGTGCTGCGATGAAGGCTAGTATAAAACAAGTTG